CGCCAAAAGTACCCGGTTGCAATGGCTGAGAAACGCGCACTATCAAGAGTGGTTCTGAAACTGTCAGGACTTTACGAAGTAGGCGTTTTCGGAGAGGATGAATCTGATGACTTTAAACGAGCGTAAGATGGAAGAGCAAGGAATTTATGAAGCAATAAGCAGCTCAGAGCAACGCTCGGAGGAATGGTACGCGCAAAGGTTAGGGAAGTTCACGGCTTCCAGATTTGGCGACCTGATGACCAACGGGCGAAAGAAAGACGAGGTACTTGGTCAGACAGCGATTTCATACATCTACGAGAAGGCTGCGGAAATTCTAACCGGCGAACGCAAGGAAATCTTCGGTACTGCGTTGGATTGGGGCAACGAATACGAACCGATATGTAAGGCGTATTACTCAGAACTCAGGGGTGTAACTATTGAAGAGATGCCGTTCGTTGAGATAAATGACTACTCAGGGGCAAGCCCGGACGGAATGGTAGACGGCGAACTGATAGAAATCAAGTGCCCGTACAACACGGCAAACCATCTAAAGACCGCGTTCGAGGGTTATATCGACCCGAAATACTTGTGGCAGATGCAAGGTCAGATGCTGGCTACTGGAGCGTTAGCCTGTCGGTTCATTAGCTTCGACCCACGCATCCATGACGAACGCTTCAAACTTATTGAAATCAGAGTAGAAGCAGACCTTGAGATGCAAGAACAACTCCGCGAACGGTTAGCGTTTGCAAATGATTATCTTCGTAAACTATTGGAGCAATGAGGGCAATAAAGTTTAGAGGACTATCACTAAAAGATAGCACTTGGGTTTACGGTTGTTTAGTTTATTCGCACGTAAACGCTCCATTTGCTAAACAAGTAGATCATGCCGAGATCATAACAACTAACGGAGAAACCACAGAAGTTTGGATTGCTACGGTTGGTCAATTTACTGGACTTCAAGATGTAGATGGCAAGGACATTTACGAAGGTGATATTGTTGCTCCTACCAAATTCAAAGATAAGCCTAACGATGTCGAGTATATCAGTAATGGGTTCTACAGAACAAAACAACATAATGGGCAGAAATATCTGAATCCTTTAGGTAGTTGCGAAGTAAAAGTTGTTGGTGATGCTTATACCGACACGCATTAATAAGTAACCTTTTAAACATCTAAATAATGGAAAACAAAGTGATTTTTGTGGATGGCTTGAATGTCTACACACCTAACGAGAACGCTCCTGACTGGGTCAAAGCGAGCATGGTAATTAACCCGAGCAAGCTGGTCAAGTGGTTGCAGCAAAATGACGACTACCTAAAGGAAGGCAAGCACGGTCTTGAACTTCGGTTGCAGATTAAGCAGTCAGCGCAAGGCAAACTCTACGCAAGCGTTGACACCTACGAGCCCAAACTTAAGGAAGAGGTCAAAGCGGTAACGGTAGACGATGGCAATTTCCCGTTCTAAAATTGTCAAAGAGTTGGACAAGGCATTCAGTCGGTATATCCGATTGAGTGCCGCCAATCTTGACGGCTTTGTTGAGTGCTACACTTGCGGACGGTCGTATTATTGGAAGAAGATTCAATGCGGACACTTCATGAGCCGGGCAAGGTACGCTACGAGATGGAACGAGGACAACTGCCGACCACAATGCTACGGCTGTAATGTAATGCAGCAAGGCAGACAGTACGACTTCGGGCTGAACTTAGACCGGGAAAGCGAAGGGTTGGCGGAAGAGATGCACCAGCTCAGTCTAACTACGGTAAAGTTTGCAACGTGGGAACTTGAGGAAATGCTCCAAGAATACAAAGAGAAGGTGAAATCCTTAGAATCCTGAACTTCCTAAATGTGTTTTTTTTGCCTAAATGTTTTGGATATTCAAAAGTTATTTAGATATTGCACCATCATTAACGGTTAAACCACTAAAAACAAAACACATGACTAAAGTATTTGAAATCAAAATCGGCAGAACTTGGACAAAGGTTAGAGCAACATCAATGAAAGCCCTGAATGATTGGGGAAAAGAAAACGGTGTTAAGGATTGGAGAATGGTTGGAATGATGAGCATTTCAGAAATAGCCGCAAGTCAATCACTTAAAGTTGTAGCTTAATAAACAAGGGGGTCGCGCATCCGTAACGCGAGAAAAAACAAGAACAATGATAGACGAATTTAGATGGACTTACAGAGAGTGCTGCGGCAGACGTGTAAGGGAGTGCGATGACTGCGACTGCAACTACTGCGAGGACTGTGGGGAAGTAACCACAAACGAAACCAAATGTGAAACCTGTTTAGATTATTACCATGCTGAACATTATCAAGATTGACGAAGTGATAGCGGAGGCGAACGCCAAGAAGATAACCGCTTACAGAATAGCCAAAGACACGGGGCTATCAACTCAAACCGTGTACGCTTACTTCGCTGGCGAGAGGGTCAGCGTAAGAACACAGGAAACAATTATAAACTACATAAACCAGAACTGATGTACTACAACACGAACAACGAGATAGGGACAGAGCTGAAGAAGTCCCAAGAGAAAGCCAAAAGTCAGGACGAACTTGTTCTACTTTACTTCAGAAACCATGACCAGCTCGGGGTAACGCCTGAGCGAGTTCTTCGGCACTTTCAGATAATGGAGCCGTTATCTTCTGACAAATGGGCAAAGACACCTCTGACATCAATCAGAAGGTCATTTTCGAACCTCCACAAGAAAGGGCTAATCGAGAAGGCTGGCTACAAGATAGAAGGCGAATTTGGCAAACAGATAAACGTTTGGAGATGCAAGTGAGATTGAACGACAACATGAGGCAGCAACTGACCGATATCATTGAGCTGCACAAAGGTTACTTTGGCGGAGATGTGGAACATTTGCTTGACGCTCTGAAGGGAGTTAAAGCCAGCAGATACATCGGACAGGAAGCAAAAGATGTAATATCAAACATCGAACAGGCTACGGGAATATCTTACTCCGAACTCAAGTCAAAGAACCGAGAACGCGGCACCGTAATCGCAAGGCAGTACGCCATGTTTCAGCTCTACGACATTCTTTACCCACTGGGTTATACTTTGACCGAGATAGGAAAGATGTTCAATAGAGACCACTCTACGGTCATCTATTCCATTCGACAGGTAGAAGATGCCCTGAGTGCTGGCGACTTTTTAGTAACCAAAATACACGAGAACTATGGAAAGCTGGAAGCTAAGAGTGCTTGATTTTGTGATGTGGACGCTCGGATATGAGCGAGAAAAATGATTTCCAAGTGGCACAATTTTGTATATTTGCTACTTACTAATGAACGCTAAGGCAAAAGAGCGTTTGTCGTAAACCCTGAGTTATGAACAGATACATAAACCGATACGGGAAAAACAACATTCGACCTTCTCAGGTGGTCATGTTGGGCGTTGCCTCGCCTCCCGTTCGGTTACCTTTAAACCCTGAGACATGGCTGAAAACAAAAAGTCATTTATCCTGTACTGCGACCAAAAAGGAGTGTGGGACAAACTGGATGACGCTCAAGCTGGGCGTTTAATCAAACACATTATTTCTTACGTCAACGATGACAACCCAGTTGCGCCTGACTTCATAACTGAGTTAGCATTTGAGCCGATTAAACAATCGTTGAAGCGCGACCTAAAGAAGTGGGAGAAGCAACAAGAACAACGCTCGGAAGCTGGTAAACGCTCTGCTGAAGTTCGTAAACGAAACGCTAAACTCGCTCAACGAGATTCAACGACCGTTAACGACCGTTCAATTTCGTCTACTGTTAATGGTAATGTAAATGTAAATGATAATGTTAATGTTAATGTTAATGAGAGTGTAAGTAATACACCCACACGCGAAGAAGTAGAACGAGAGATTTGTGATAACCTATTTACTCGCGGCATTGCATCGGTATCATTTCCTGTTGAAGACCTTGCCCAGAGATTCCACGACAATTACGAATCGAAAGGATGGGAGATAAACGGACAACGCATCTACAAGTGGCAGCCGAAACTCAACCAATGGATTTCGGAGGAGTTGAAAAACAAATCCTCATCTTTGGAAACACAGGAAGAAAAGGAAGCCCGCGAGTTCATGCAGATGATAAACGACTACAACACACACAAAACACTCTACGGAGAGGATTCCGCAAACGCTAAATTTAACTTCGATGTACAACCTGATATCAACAATAACAGAATTGCCTAAGCTCATAGGCTGTGCAGATTTCCCGAACTCTCCTCAGGGAATGGGTCTTATCAAAATGATACAGGACTTCATTAACTCGGAGTACAGATACACGGGGGCACAGGTCAAAGAAGCGTTCACGATGGCAGTAAAACGGGAGCTCTACTTAGATGGCAAACGAGTAGACCCTTCTACATTTGGACAACACCTATCTGTTAACGTGGTCGGTCAGGTGCTGACGGCTTACAAGGAACACAAGCGGCAAGGCAAAGCAAATCATGGTTACAACCCTATTCAGTTACCTGAGTTCAAAAAGAAACCTATCACTCCAGCGGAAGCGCATGAGATGATACTGGAATGGATTAAAAAGGACGGAGAACTTCCAGCATTCGCTCCGTACAACATAGCATACCTTTACCTACTCGAAAAGGGTCAGGTCAAACCAGTAAGCGAAGAAACGAGCAGAATGCGACTGATGGGCGCAAACGTAGAGGTCAGTGCAAAGAGAAAAGCAGCCGAAGATTGGTACAAAAGGAATGCGGTTTAACGCACTTTTCATATCGCGAATAGTGAAACACAAAAAGTGAAATACCGCAAAACGAAAACGAACCTTTAAAAAACAAGGGATGAAAACAAGAGAAGAGGCAGAAGCAAGGGCGTTGGAACTTTACCCAATTTTTGAAGAGTATGACGTTGACAGATTGAAGCCGCTTAGAGAAGCATACGTGCAAGGATGGGAAGAAGCTCAACAGGACAAACAGACCTGCGGTTTTTGTGTAAATAAAAAATCACTACATTTAAGCCCGTGAAAGAACAAGCGGCAATCGACCTACTCAAAGACGAGGAACTACACGAACTCGCTCAGAAGTTATGCAATTGCCCTGATGACCTTATTCAAGAGGTGGTTCTTCTTCTGCTGGAAATGCCCGAAGAAAAGTGGCAACAGATAAACGAAGGCGGTTACCTTAGGTTCTACGTGGTTAGGACAATGATGACAATGGCAACATCTAAACGCTCCAGCTTCTCGAAACTCTACGACCTCCACAACCACAAGAAGGTAGACCACGAGCGAGAGGATTACGACTGGGAAAAGGAAGATGACATTGCACTTTTGGAGACCCTGATGGATGAGCTGCATTGGTACGACCGCGAGGTTCTTAAATTGTGGCTGGAGGAAGGAAGCTATCGAAAGGTCGGCAAGAAGGTAGACATACCCTACAAGTCAATAGGAAACACAGTAAACAAAGCACTTGACCAACTAAGAGACAACTACTATGCTATACATCTTGAGCGCATTATCCGCGAGCGTTGCCGCTTACCTTTGGATTGAGGTATTCGCGATAGACCTACTTCTGAAAAGCTGGATGGGTATGCCTGAGACCTACCCGTTAAAACCTTTCGACTGTCGGCTTTGTATGTCATTTTGGTTGGGAGTTCTGATGTGTTCGGTTCACAGCCCTGAGGCACTTTTATACGTACCTTTGTTGAGTGTGTTATTTGAAAGATTGATGTGGAGGTTCGAACTATAACCGACTACCTGAAGGAAAACGGGTGGCATGAAATTCTAAGCATGGACAAAAACGAAGTTTTGCTATTTATAGCCGAGAGGCTCGACCAGATAACGATGATGGGACAGGGGCGGTATTCGGGACGAATCACGAGAGAAGAGCAGAAGCTCTATCAAGAAGCGTGGAGTTACATCGACCCGAAAGCTAAGGTCTGTTTCACCTGTGGAAGAACGCCTCAGTTAATGAGTGTTGCACTTTTAAATTTTTACCAATGCCAGCAAGACAATGCGCTAACGGAAAATGGAGATGGGGAAAAGGCGACTGCATCTACGAAACCAAAAAGGAAGCGGAGAAAGCGGGGGTCGCAATCGAAATAAAACGGAGGTTAGATGAAAAAAAGTGAGAACTACGGGCTTTATGTTACCCAGAACACCTATCAAATGAAATGGTACTGCTTCAACCGAGAAGCCGCTAACGCATACTGGAACGGCAAACCATGCAAGAAAGCAATGGGAGACACTCCACAACAAGCACTTTCAAACTACAAGAATGGAAAGTTTACCGATAAGTAAAGTCAGACCCAACTCGGAAAACCCGAGATACATCAAAGACGAGAAGTTCAAGAAGCTGGTTCAATCGCTTCGGGACTTTCCTGAGATGGCTAACGTCAGACCGATAGTCGTTAACAAAGAGATGGTTGTGTTGGGCGGTAATATGCGGCTCAAGGCGATGCAAGAAGCTGGCTGGTCAGAAGTACCCGTTCAAGTTGTAGATTGGTCAGAAGAAAAACAGCGAGAGTTCATCATCAAAGACAACGTAGGATTTGGAGAATGGGACTGGGACGAGTTGGCGAATACTTGGGATGCTGAAGAACTGAAAGACTGGGGCTTGGAACTTCCAATTTTTCAAATGTCCAAAGATCAACAAACAACCGATTCAACTGAATATGATTTTCAGAATTTTGACAACACGGGATTTACAACTATAAAAATTGTTCTTCCAGATGACCAAGCACAAGAATTGATTGACAGAATTGATTTGATGAAGGGAGACAAAAACACAAGTGAATACATCTATGAACACTTTTGTAATTAAAAAAATTGCAAACTTTGACAATCGTCTTAAAGTTGTCCCAGAAATCAAAGAATCATCTCAAATGTTGCTTCCAGAAACAATGTACACAGACGAAACTGGAAGACCTTTGTTGTATTACATGAATATTGCAGATTGGCCAGAAGCAAAAAAATTGACTCTTGCATCATTGTCCACAGATGCACATTCATCAACGAGAACAAATGGAGCAAAAACAAAGAGCAGCGTTTTTGGATTTATGCCAAGGAACGCTCTCAGATACAACTATTGCAGAAAAACTGTATCAACAAAAAAGGAGCTTCAAAATTGGAATCTGCTTGTTGACTTTGCAAAGAATAAATTGATGCCTTTGTATTTGGAGAATTTCTTTGTAGACACTGAAATGAAAATGCAAAAGCAAATTTTGGAGGATTGGAAAATTGATGACACCATCTTTACAACCATTTCTATAAACTTCAATCAACTTATAAAAACTCATTATGATGCTTTCAACACAAAAGGCTCTTTGTCAAATGTGTTGGTTCTGAAAGAAAACGCAAAAGGTGGAGAATTGTATTTGCCTGAATATGATGCATACATACCTCAGAATCACGGTGACTTGACAATTTTCAGAGGAGAGGAAATTTTGCACGGAGTTTGCAAATGTGACATATCTCAAGGATTCAGAGCATCATTGGTGTTTTATCAACTGGAGCAACTCAAACATTGCTATCCATATCTTGAAGAACTGAAAACCGCACAACAATGGTATGAGCAAAGTGTCAAGAATAGATTAGCAAAAAGGAGACAGATCAAGAAAACAACGAAATAACAGCGATGCCAAACCCTGAGAACATAGAGCAGCACAAGTTCAAGAAAGGACAGAGCGGCAACCCTAAAGGCAGACCGAAGAACGTGGAAACTCTTCTGAAGGAACACTTCCTTGATGAGCATAACGTCAAGCTATCTAAGGGTCAGGTTCAGGACATCATCAAGAACGTACTGGGCAAGTCAAGAAGCGAGTTAGTGGAGCTGGCAAAGAACGACCAGCTACCTTTTTGGATTGCTCTGATAGCAAAGAAAGCCCAACGCGACTACGAGAAAGGAAGCATCCACATTCTTGATGTGTTATTCGATAGGGTCTACGGCAAGCCGAAGGAGGAGGTAGAGCAGACCGTTAACGGAGGCAAGCCTGACAAGGTGGAAATCGTAATACATCGACCTGAGAAGAAATGAATAACTACATCCCAACACTTGAAGGAGACGAAGCAGAGGAGTTCATCCGCAAGGCAGAGTCAGCAGAACGCGGAACCATTGACTGGAGCAGACAGATGAAGCATATGGAACTTGCGTTGAAAAAATCGCGAATCGCGAATCGCAAATTGAAGTATACAAAAGGTGAAGCACCTAAAGTGAAACGAAGTAAAGACGTAGAATAACCATGCCAGACATTACGATGTGTTCGGGCGAGGAATGCCCGCTGAAAGAAAGCTGCTACAGATACACTGCAAAACCGAGTAGATACCAATCATATTTCTTTGAACCTCCAATAGAAGATGGGGAATGCAATTATTTTTGGACAGATAAGGTTAGGTCAAAGACTGACGAAACCGAGCAAATTGTCAACCTATAATCTGACGTGAAAATTGAAGGAACTGGCGTATTTGATGACCTCTGGGCTGCCCTTAATGATAAATCCATTCGGGGAATTGTGCTTGAGGGTGGAAGCCGT